TGGCGTCGACACCCCGTCGAAAAAAAAGGGGGGTTTTCGGCGGATTTGAAGGATTTATCAAAAAGCCCCAAAAATGAAGCTCAAAGACTTGGCCTCAGCCCTGGGCGTGACTTCTCAACGCGTCAGCATCCTGATCAAAGACGGCATGCCCGACTCGAGCATCGAGGCCGCGCGCGCTTGGCGTGAGGAAAAGCAGGCGGCCCGCCGGCAGGGAGCACCGAAGCCCAAGGTGGTCGAGCTAGATGACGGCAGCCTGGCCGACACCATCGATGAGCACCGTGGTCTGGTCGGTCGGGCGCGTGGAGTCTGGGAGGCCGCGATGGAAATGGGCGACCCCAACCAAGGGAAATACCAAACGGCCTACAATCAGTCGCTCAAGACGCTCATCAATCTGGAGGAAGAGCAAGAGCGCCGGGCTTTGCTAGCCCGCGACTACATCAAGGCGAGCGACGCGCAGGAGGCCATGCTCCGGATCGTGGGCGAAGTGGTGGCACGACTGGACAAGATGCCTGCCGAGATTGGAGAGGCCTGCAACCCCAACGACCCGCCCAAGGCTATCGAGGCGCTGCAGGCTTGGGTACGCAAGACGCGTGAGGACCTGAGCAAATGAAGACCGAGGAGCTGCTGGCCGTCGGTCGCAAGGCTTTAGCGCCACCGGACAACGCCGACCCGGTGACCTGGCTGGCCCGTAACGTCACCAACATTCCCGACTCCCCTTTCAAGGGCGGGTACCGTCCCGAGCGCTGGCCGTGGATTGCTCACGCTATCCGCATTTTCGCCGAGCCCTCGACGCGGGTGCTGGCCATGCCTTGGGCAATCCAATGCGGCAAGACCCTGACCATGCGCCTGCTGGCGACGCACCTGATGGCCAACGATCGCGGCAACTTGGTCATCTACATGGACAACCAAGACAACGCCAAGGACTTCACCCTGCGTTACCTGCGGCCGCTGTTTAACATCGTGCCGGTGGTAAGAGACGCGATGAGCCCGCACGACAACGCCAAGAGCGACACCATCGACTTCAGCGACGGCACCATTGTTTACAACAACTCTGCCACGACGCACAAGGACCTGCAGCGCATCTCGACGCGGTACGTCTTTGGCGATGAGCTCTGGCAGTGGCCGAAGGGGGCGTTGCAGGAGTCGATGGCCCGCACCAAAGCCTACGAGTGGACCAGCAAGAAGCTCTACGCTAGCCAGCCTGGTCTGGTGGGCGACGACTTTGCGAACCTGTACGGCACGACCGACCAGCGTGAATGGCAGTTCCGGTGCTTGGCCTGCGACCACCTCCAGCCCTGGCTATGGGATTATGTGCGCTTCCCTGACGACGCTAAGACCGACTCTGGCTGGGACCACCGGAAGGTTGAGGACGGCACGACGTACGAGTGCGCCAAGTGCTCTGCTCGGTTACCGGACACCAACGAGACGCGGATCAGGTGCAACGCGGCCGGCGAGTTTGTCCCGACGACCGTGAGCCAGAAACGCGGGTGGGTCGGCCTGCACGTCAACGCGTTGGCCTCGACGAGCTGGGGTTCCCTTGGGGTGGACATGCTGAAGGCCAAGGAGGCCAGCGACACCTACGGCGACGAGGACCAGCGCCGCATTTTTAAACAGAAGTACCTTGCCCTGCCATGGTCAGACGACGGCGGGTCAATGGTAACGGCGGCTACAGCCAGCGACTACGGGCTTGCGGATGCCTGGGAGGCCGAGGCCATGATCACGCCCAAGGCCACGCTGGCCGACCAGAAGGACGCACCGCAAGGGTCGGTGCCTTTCCGCAGCATGGGCGTCGACTGTCAGCGAGGACACTTCTGGGCGACGGTCCGCAGCTGGAGCAAGACCGGGCACAGTCGGCTAAAGGGCTTTGCCCGTCTCGAGACGTGGCAAGCGGTCGAGGACTTTGCCAAACTCCATGGTGTCCACCGTGCGCTGGTGCTGGTCGATGCAGGGGACAACGCCCAAGTGGTCTACGCCGAGACGGCCAAGAGGAGCTGGAAGTGTGCGAAGGGCTCCGGGCAGGACGACTTCACGGTAAAGGGTAGCAACGGCCAGACCAGCAAACGCTTCTACTCAGACATCCAAAGCTACGTTGTACCAGGGCAGACCAATCGGGCCCGGCTCATCGTCTGGTCTAACCTTGCCGGCAAGGACCTGCTGTCAGGCCTACGGGTCCGCAAGGTGCACACCTACGCCCGTGACACGGTGGCCGACTACGTTGAGCAGATGAACGCCGAGGTGCGGGTCCGCGACTCTCGCACGGGCAAGCCCCAGTGGATCCTGCCGGCGGGCAAGAAGGACAACCACGCCCTCGACTGCGAGCTCCTAGCTATGCTGGCGGCCGTGCGTTGGGGCATCGTCGGGAGAGAAGGCGCCGCTGACCCGGTGCCCTTGGACGCTTGACCTTTATGGCAACCCCTTCACCTTACCTTCAGGACTGGCCGTCGGAACGTTGTTGTGGTGTCGTGATGGCTTGCGGCGCTCGGGTACATGGAACCCGGCGGTCAGTCCCCTCTTTACCCCACGCCCAAGGTTAAGACCCAACCATGGCACGAGGACTTTTCATCGGACTAACTGAAAGCGAGCTGCTGGCAATCCGCGACAAGGCGGTCACGGCTATCACTACGGGGCTGAACGTGGTCAGCTACAGTGACAGCGGGTCGAGCGTTTCCAAGCAGTGGGCCTTAAGCCCCAAGGAGATGCTCGACGAGGCCGGCTACGCCCTCTTCCAGTTTGACCCGCAGGCCTATGCGGCCTACGCCCGTTACAGTGTTCTGAATGTACGCTGGGACAACCGCGTCTACTGAGCTTTATGCCCGCCAAGAAGACTACCACGCCCAAGGTCAAAGTTCCAAAGGCTATCAAGCCCGGTGCTGGCGACGCTACGCCCAAGCCACAGGCGTCATGGAATAATAACTTCCTGAACGGTGGCTTCACCTTTGCCCGTCGTGCCTGGTACGGCTCGACCCCGCAAGACTCCCGCAAGGATGTCCGCGAGTCTGACCGCCTGCAGCTAGTGCAGCGCGCGCGCTACGCCGAAAAAAACTATCCGGCCATGGTGCAGTTTGTGAACGACATGGTCATGTATGTCGTCGGTGACGGCCTGACCCCGACAAGCCACGCGCTCGACCCGGTAAAGGCCCGACTCTACGAGGACTACTACTTCCGCAAGACCCGCCGAGCCGACATCACTGGCCGCTTTTCTGGTGAGCAAATCCAGCGTTGCATCGTGCGCACGTGGGCGGTCGACGGCGAGATCTACGCCATTAAGACTAAGAACGCATCGGGCGACGCCTGCATGCAGATGGTCGAAGGCCACCGGGTGCTAAACCCTGACGATCAGGCGCTTGTCGACGCGCAGACTTGGGACGGCATTGTCTACGACCTTTACGGCGCCGTGAAGGGCTACTGGGTCCAGACCGGAGAGGCCGGCTACAAACTTATCCCCGCGGCGGCCATGTGCCACGTGGCCAACATTCAACGCGTCTCCGGCGGTCACGGGCTACCCCCGATGCAGCAGGCCCTGAACAGCATGCAAGACCAGGTCGAGATTATCGAGCTGGAGAAGCGGGCGACTAAACAGGTGACGGACGTGCCCAACATCCTGACCAAAGCAGGTGGGGCGATTGACGAGAGCATGGCCGCCGACCTTAACGGCATCGGCTCGTCTTCCTTTAACCAGATTGGCCAGCAAATGGGCGGCAAGCTGCTAGTGCTCGAGCCCGGCGAAGACCTCAAGAGCGTGTCCCCTAACTTCCCGCGACAGAGCATGCAGATGTTTAACGAGGTCCTGTCCCGCATGATTGCGGCCGGTGGCCTTCCCTACGAGATTGTGACCGACGGCAGCAAGGCCGGCTCGGCCCTGATCCGCATGGTGCTCGGTAAGGCCGACCGCTATGTTGGACAAATCCAGTGCATGGTGGTCGACGAGTACTGCATGCCTGACTGGCAGTACCGCATCAGCGACGGCATCGCCAAGGGCGAGCTGCCCGACGACCCCAAGTGGGCCGACGTCGAGTTCACTTGCCCGCAGATGCCTAGCATCGACAACGGCCGCGACTCCAAAAACGACCGCGACGACCTCCTCGCCGGCCTGACCTCTTACACCGAGGTTCTCAAGAAGCGCGGCCTAAACTACCAGAAGGTCTTCAGCCAGCTGGTCCGCGACATCGCCTTTGCCAAGGAGACAACCGACGCCACGGCTGGCCGCGTCTCTTTCGAGGAAGCCATGCAGCGCTTCCAGAACATGCAGGCCCCGCAGGCCTCGGTCGACCCGGTGACCCAACCGATGGACGGCGCCGACGGCCCGAGCCCAGCCCCTGGGCAGGACGCTCCCAACCTTATCTGATCACCATGCGCTTCCTCACCAATGGCCTCAAGGGCCGCGAGCCCCTGCTCATCGACCCGTCTAAGGCTGCCGACATGAAGGCGCTGGCCGACAAGTACGCTTTCACCGACGTGCTGGCCAAGCTCTTTGGAGAGCGCCCGGTGCCCTACGTGACCGAGAACGGCATCGGCGTCGTGCCCGTTTGTGGCGTCATCGGGAAGGGCTTAAGCCCGCTTGAGAAGATGCTCGGCTCGGCCGACATCAACGAGATCTCCGCCACGCTCGCCGCGATGGAGTCTGACCCATCCGTCAAGAAGGTTTGCTTGGCCGTCGACTCACCGGGTGGCACGGTCACTGGCGTCGAAGAGTTAGCCAACCAGGTGCGCGGCATGAGCAAGCCCACCATGGCCTACACCGACGGCGAGATGTGCTCCGCCGCTTACTGGATTGCCAGCGCCGCCGACCGGGTGGTCTGCTCTAACAGCTCGAGCGTTGGCTCCATCGGCGTCTACATGGCCATCCCTGACTTCTCCAAGGCCTACGCCGACGCGGGAGTCCACATGGTCGTCATCAAGAGCTCTGGCTCCCCGCTAAAAGGCGCCGGCATTGAAGGCACCAGCTTAAGCCCTGAACAGATTGCCAACCTCCAGCAGCAGGTCGACGAGATCCACGCTGACTTCATGGGCTCGGTAAAGCAGACCCGCAGCTTGGCTCAAGACGCCGCCATGAACGGCGCCGTGTTCTCCGGCAAGAAGGCGGCCGGCCTCGGGCTCGTCACCGGCATGGCCGACAACCTGGGCATGGCCCTTGCTTCTTTCTAACTTATGCCCCGCATCGTTACCGACATTGACGGCACCCTTATCGACAAGGACGGCCAGACCATGACCCCCGTGGTGGACTACATCAAGGCCGAGGCCGAGGAGGTCGTGGTCCTGACTAACCGCCCCGAGTCTGACCGTGAGAAGACCGTGGCCGACCTAAAGGCCACCGGGCTGGAATACGCCGAGCTGATTATGAACAAGGACGGCAACCCCGCGCCTGAGTTTAAGGCCGCCGCCGTAAAGGCTATGCTCGACGCGGACATCGAGGTAGACGAGTTCATCGACAACGACGCGGCCAACCGTGACGCGGTCGAGGCCCTTGGCGTAGAGGTTTGCGACCCCGCCGAGATCATGGCCGGCATGGAAGACGTTGAGGAAGACCCGATGGAAGAGCCCTCTGCCTTTGACCGCACCGCCAAGATTAAGAACGCTATGAGCAAACTGACCCCCGAGGCTGAGTTGACCGACCTGCGCACCGTTGCCCTGGCCCTCACGGCTGAGCGCGACGACCTCCGCGCCACCGTCGAGAAGCTGACCGTTGGCGCCGCCGACGAGCTTGCGTCTGCCAAGGCTGACATCTCGGCCAAGGACTCCCGCATCGCTGAGCTCACCGCCGAGCTCGACCAGTTCAAGGCCGCCACTGACGCGGCCAACGCCAAGGTCGAGGCCGTCGAGAAGACCGCTGTTTCCGCCGCCAAGCAGGCCGCCGACATCGTCGCGTCCACGGGTATCGACCCGGTGGCCGTCAACCCCACTGCTCCGATTGTCTCCAAGGAGGCCGTCGACCACGTTGCCACCTTCCTTGCCCTGCCCGTTGGCACCAAGGAGCGCACCGACTACTGGAAGGCCAATCAGCACCAGATCGTGCGCGGCCTGTCCTTCTAAACCTTTTCCCTAACTACTACTAACTCACACACATGGCTAACTCCATCACCGCCGCACCGGCTGTCCTGGCTCAGGGCGTTATCAGCTCCCTGGCTAACAAGCTCCCGGTCCTCTCCGGCATCTCCACCGTCTTCTCCGCGCGCCCCGGCACTCAGGGCATGAGCATCCAGGTTCCCCTCATCGGGACCTCGACCGCCACGACCTTTGGCTCGGGTGGTTACCTCACGCAGGACGACGCGACGATCACCTCGTCCACGGTCTCCCTCTCCCACTACAAGGTCTCGAGCCGCTTCACGCCCTCGAACCTCAAGGAGTACGGCCCGCAGTTCTTCATCAATAACTTCGTGAACACGGCCTCCATCGCCCTCGCTCAGAAGGTCATGGACGTCATCAACACGCAGGTGACCAACGCCAACTACTCGGCCTCCACCGTCTCCGGCGCTGCCCTCAGCTACGCCGAGCTTGTGGCCGTCCAGAAGACCCTCGACGACGCCAAGGCCCCGACCCCGCGCTACGCCGTCCTGAACAGCACGTACATCTCCGACCTCCGCCAAGACACCCAGATCGTTGGCAACAACGTCCTCGGTGCGCAGATCATCCGCGACGGTGACCTCGGCGTCATCGCTGGTGCCCGCGTCTACCAGTTCGCGAACCTCGCTGCTAACTCCGAGTCGCTCGCCGGCTGGGTCGCTGGTCCGGACGCCATCGCGTTTGCCTCGGCGCTGCCTGAGACCGACATCCCGGGCTGGGAAGTGGCCAACGCCACCGACGAGACCACCGGTCTCTCCGTCCAGGTCATCATGGGCCAGGAGCAGTCCGGCTACATGAACGTCACCGCCACGCTGCTCTTCGGTGCTGCTGTCGGTCGCTCGACCTCGCTGGTCCGCCTGAAGACCGCCTAAGCCTAACCGGCTTAGCAAACACTGGGGCTCCTTACGGGGCCCCTTTTTTTTGACCTAGTGCCCAAGGTTAAGACATGAGCCTCTACGCTGACGGCACTTTCCTCGACGACGCCAAGCTGATGGTCGACGACTTTGGCGTGTCAGGATCGTGCAACGCCGGGGCCATCACCTTTCAGTGCCTCATCTCGGACCCGATGGTCAGCCAATCCTTCCAAGAGGGGGGCTTTGTAGACCGGACCCAGCACACGGTCCGCATCCCCGCTGCAACGGCCTCCTGGAGCCTCCCAGATGGGTCTAATGGGGCATCGGCGGCCATCGTCGTGAGTCAGGAGCCCATCGCCTCCCTAGGGATTGGCAAAGTTATTGCCGTGGATGGTAAGAGCCTGCGCATCATCGCCCAGACCCATAAGCGCCCGAGCGCCTGGGTGACCCTGCAAGTCATCCTGCTCAACCAGTGAGCGCCACGCTCAAGTTTGACCCCAAGAGTCTGGCCGAGTTTAACAAGGCCATGACCGAGTACGCGTTCAACTGTCACGAGACCATCCGCGACATCGCGCTAAAAAACGCCGCCCTGATTTGCCGGGAGTCTATGATGCTTACCCCGCCAATGGGCGCCGGCGGAAAGGGAGGCCTGACGGTCTCGGGCGAGAAGGCTGGTAAGCGGGCCATCTCTGCGGACGTTCGCAAGATCTACGTGGCTGCCGACAACCGCAAGGGCATCGCACCGCTGATCCTGCTGACCACTAAGCTGGCCTACGCAACAAAGTCAGGCAACCCGTCAGAGTTCCGCAGCTTGCTTGACGGCGCTGGCCGCACGGCGCTGAAGCGCGGCACCCGTATCCTGCAGGCTATCGCCAACGACTACGACGACGACCGGGCTTTCCGTAAGGCCAAAAACTATTTCAACCGGTCCCAGTTCCGAACCAACGAGTACGGCCTCGGCTTCCAGCGTAATCTGGAGCCCTTGCATAAGACCCTGCTAACCAAGGCAGGTGGCCGCTTCAAAAAGAATGGCCGACCCTTTGAGCCCCTGACCAACTGGCGCAACAAGGTTCTGGTTGAGACGGACGCCGAGATCCAAGCCTACATTGACACCCGCACCCCTATGGTCGGGAAGCTCAAGTCTGGCTGGTTCAAGGTCCTGATGACCCTGCCTAAGCCATCGAGCCGCGAGAACAAAAGCAACTTCGGCACCTCGGGCATCGGCAACTACATCAAAGCCCACGCCGGCACGGCGGGCAACTACACCTTCACCGACACCAAGAGCAACGTGGACCTGATGCTTACCAACGGTATCGCCGACCTAAACAACGTAAGCACCCAGGCTGACGTCAAGTCGACCGTTTTAGGCTTACGCTACAAGATGCTGCGCATAGACCTAGAGCAACGGCTCAAGAAGGCGGCCGACAAGTTTAACAAAAAACAATAACACCATGGGCACCGCTAGCATCCGTCACATCGTCGAGGGCAACCTCGTCACCATGCTCCAGGCTGAGGTCGGCCTGACGGGCACCAACATCTACCCGGGCGACAGCACCGCCGACTCGGTGATGCCCAAGGTGGTCGTGGTCTGCGACTCCGCCGGCACCCCCAGTGGCCTACCTGATGGCCTGGGCAACTATGACTGCCAGGTCCGCTGCGTCCTGCACGACAACGCCAACGACGTGACCCTGACGGACCACCGGGCCAAGGCCGCCGCGATGGTCGGGGCGTTGGCCGACGTGACCGCCATGGCCGCCCAGTTTACGAGCAACGGCGACGCGGCCCTCTATGACGTGACCGTGCAGTCCGAGGATCAGGGCCTCGACGAGCAGACCGGGGCGTGGGCCACCGTCTTGCGCCTGTCGGTGCTTTGCGTGCTGGCCCCTTGACCACGGGCCCAAGGTTAAGAACCTATGGCTGCTACACTAAAAGGCGTTACTGTTTTGTTCGGCGTGGCTACCCAGTCCGGCATCAGTAACTTTCTCGCCCAGTCCCTGACGGTCACCAAAAACTTCGAGCTTAACGACAAGGCCGCCGACGAGACGGGCGTGACCGTGACCCTCCGTTACGACGGCATTGGCCGCGAGATCAGCATTGAAGGCATTGCCAAGACGGTCGACATGCCTGAAGTGGGCGCCTCTTGCACCATTGCCACCAAGACTGACGTGGGCGTATCCCAGACCATCACCGGCGTGGTGGAGTCTGTTGAGGAAAAAGGCAGCAACAAGGACTTCGTGCGAGTGACGGTCAAGGTCAAGCAGCTTGACGCCATCGCCAGCTACGCGTAAAGAGTAGGGCCTTGGACGCCCGCTTCATTAACGCCTTCACCGACCCGGCCCAGATTAACATTCTGGGCTATGTCGTTTACCCTTTTTGCCTAAAATACCGGGTACGGCTTCACGCCATTGGCTCGCCCTTTGTCCAACCAGGGGAGATGACCGCTGGCGCCATGTTGGCCGCCATTAAGACCTGCGCAGAGTCACCTATTAACGACATCAACGCCAAGGACCGGGCAATCCTTCAGCGCTGGAACAAGGACCCAGAGACCTTCATCAAGGCAATGGCCGATTTCCGCGTCTACATGCTAGAGGGCCACTGGCCAAAGTTCTGGGAGAAGACGGAGAGCCAGCGGGCAGCTGACGTTGGCATGCCCTGGGCGCTCAACATGGTGGCCAACCTGATCAGCAACGGCATCGACGAGCGCCGGGCGTGGGAGATGCCTGAATGTCAGGCGGTCTGGCTATCGACGGCCTTTGCCGGCCTTAAGGGGGTGGACGTCAACATCCTGACCACTGAGGAAGAGGAAGCCATGGCGGCCTTTACGACTTCCCAAGAGTGAAGAGACCATGAGCCAGGACGTCACCTACAACATCAAGGGCACTAGTGATGTCCCGCAGCAGACCGAGAAGGCCAAGAAGGCCATGTCTGACATGGACAAGCAGACAGCGGCCATCGGCAAGAAGTTCAGCGAGGCCGGCAAGGACCTGTTCCTCTCCTTCCTTGCCCCCGTGGCCCTCATCCATACGGCCATCAGCTTCATCGGCGACGCCATTGCCAAGGCCCGGCAGGACGCCAAGGACGCGGTAGACTTTGCGGCCAACGTTAAGCTAGAAGACATCAATAAGTCCCCGGTCGATGTGACCACGCGTTACATGTCCCAAAAGCTGAAGGTCGACATTCGTAGCGAGGAAGAGAAAAAGAACGCTGAGCATGCCCGTCGTGAAGTAGTCCGTGAGTTCTTATTGCGAGATCCTCGCGGCCAAGAGTACTATCGCAAGAACGCCCCGATGGACTCTGAAAGCGGTGGTCCTGGAGTTAGTGAACAGATTTTAGCTGGCTACAAGAGCGTTCAAGAAGACATCATGAAAATGAACGAGGAGGACATGAAGAAGGCACTGGCTGCTGAGCAGCAAAAAGCCCAAGACGAAAAGAACAAGAAGGAGCCTTCCCTTTTTGCCGGCGACAACTCCACCTTCGGCGTCGGCCTGTCCCCGCAGATGAACCTACTCAACCAGCAGGTCGAGCTACAGAAGCAGGCCAACGAGTACCTGGCCATCATCGCCAACGCATCCGGCACCACTAGCGACTTTACCAAGGACACCAGCAACGGCAACGCCTCTAAGAACGTCTACTACGACACCACCAACGTCTCCTAACTATGGCACGCATCGACAAAGGCAACGACCTCTCCAGCCCGGTCCTCCAAGCAGGCTGGACCGTAGGCCAGGACGGCTATGGCCTATGGACTGGCAAGTGCACGTTCAAGCTGGACCGTGAATACGCCGTGGACATCACTGAGTTTGAGCGCGGCGTGGCTCACCCGGTGGCCCCCTTTGACGCCTTCATGTGGTCCAACCGCGTCTCGGCGTCGTACGATCGCAACGGCATCGCCACACTGTCCGTCGATTACGTCGGCATCAATACAGGCACGTCGCCCGAGGAAGGCGACCCCACCGTCACCGACCCCAACGTCTCCGGCGCCGTGGCCACCAGCAGCGAGCCTATCGAGACGCACCGCAACTTTTTCACCAACACTGACAGCATCGACCCCATTGCTGGCTATGGCACCGGAACGATCACGGCTCCCATCTATCCTCAATCGACATTTAAGGCAGACCCCAATAGCCCGACGCTCTACGCGGGTGAGAACGGCGCACACTTTACGCAAGCAGGGGGTGGCAAGTTTGTCGGTTTCCTTGACCCGGAGTTCCCTTACTACTACGGCCGCAAGTCATACCTGTCGCCCACCACGGGCTTCTCTGGCGTCATCTATGTAAAGGGCGGCGCGTCAAACCCAGAAGGTGACACGCTAGTGCAGACCATGCGGTCGGCGGTCGGCTTTTCGTCTAACGACCAGACATTTCAAGGTTTCCTGCCCGTCCTAGTTCCCAACTACATGGGCACGTCGTACGACGGCGAGGCCGGTGCTCAGCTGCTCCTGGCTTCCGTCAACTTCGAGGACTACGGCCTGAACGTCTACAAAATCAGTTACACCTTGCGCTACTCGGTCGAGGGCTGGGTGCCGGAAGTTTACCCCCTCTTCGGGTCCTGATCATGCAACCCGGCAACGGCTACAGCCTGAGCGCGGGCCAGAACGGCACCTCCCTCACGGTCGACTTCCCAGAACAGCAGTCTGATCCTGACCAGTTCAAGGTTAACTGCAGTAAGGTTTCCCCGGGCGTCTGGGGCGTCTCAGTGCGCAAGGGGTTCGTGCGATACTTCTCCTACTTTGCAACCGCGCCTTATGCGGCTGCTCCCATTCAGGCCGAGGTCCAAAAGGTTTGGGCATACCCAGATGATGCTAAGGTCGACGGCCCTTTCGCAAATGAGGCCGCCACGCCTTGGGTCGACAAGGGCGGCTACGTCAAGATTGATGAGAGCAAGCACTACGGCGTGTTCATCGTGATGTGCGCTGACGATGAGGACCCTCCCGTCCCCTATCTGGCCGTCCTTGAGATTGCGTCTGAGGCTGACAACTACACCGACCCATTCCCGGGTAGCTTCTACATGTACGTGTATTACAGGCTGGTGACGTACCGAAATGAACCTATCGTGGTTTTAACTCCGGCCGGCAGTGAGTCCATTACTATCATTAACGCGCCTTCAGTTTACGCGTACAACTACAACTGCCAGAAGTGGAAGATTGCTGACCTGACCTGGGCAGACGGCGTCTTCAAGGTAGACCAGCAGCACCTCGGCCCGCTGGCCCTCCCCAATGCCTGCGTGATGAACACCCCCGCTTTGGATAGTACAGGCTACACCCCGCCATGGATTGCCGACCCCTACTACGAGGCCGAGAAAGACCTATGGATTGGTGCCTGGTCTGGCTACACCAAGAACACGGCCGGCGCGACGGTCACGCTTTAACCCCCCGCCAAGGTTAAGATGAGCAACACGGTCACGTTCAAGCGCGGCACGACCTACTCGGGCACGGTCACCTACACCCCCGCAGCGGGCGGCCCGGCCAACCTGCTGACCACCACGGTCACTTCGGACATCATCGACTCGTCTGGGGCGTCGTACAGCTGCACGATCACCATGGCCGGCAACGGGCTCTCCTTTGTGGCTAGCCTGCCCGCCACGACCACTGCCGGCTTCTCCCTTGGGACGGCCCGGTCCGACATCAAGTTTGTCTACGGCGGCACCACCTTCTTTTCAGACACCTTCCGCCTCACCGTCGTCGACCAGGTCACCGCCTAAGACCACATGAGCAGCATCACGGTCACCTCTGAGGTATTAGGCACTTTGACCGTCTCGGTCGAGGGCACGGACAGCACGCTGGCCCTCTCGGTCTTGGCCACGGCGCCGGCCAGCTTGTCCATCGAGCTCGGCACCCCTGGGGCACAAGGCCCTGCGGCGACCATCGCGGCGGGTACCACGACTACCCTCTCTCCTAACTCATCGGCCACGGTCACCAACGCAGGCACGTCCTCCGCGGCGGTCTTCAACTTTGGCATCCCGCAAGGCGCCACTGGTGCCACTGGTGCAACGGGTAGCACGGGCGCGGCGGCGACTGCAACGGCTGGCACGACTACGACGGGGGCTCCCGGATCGTCGGCATCGGTCACCAACGCGGGCACGACATCGGCGGCGGTCTTCAATTTCACTATCCCCCGCGGGGACGTCGGGAGCACCGGGGCCACGGGCGCAACTGGCGCTACTGGAGCAACAGGCACGGCGGCGACTGCAACGGCTGGCACGACCACGACGGGGGCTCCCGGATCGTCGGCCTCGGTCACTAACGCGGGCACGACATCGGCGGCGGTCTTCAATTTCACTATCCCCCGTGGGGACGTCGGGAGCACCGGTGCAACGGGCGCTGGCGTCGCAACTGGCGGCACTACGGGCCAGTTCCTGAGCAAAGCAAGTGGCACCAACTACGACACGACCTGGTCCACCATCGTGCCCGGAGACCGCTACCTGACGACCTCGACCACGTCGTTGGCAATCGACAACAATAACAAGTCACTGACCGTTGGCACAGGCCTGTCGTATTCGGCGACGCAAGACCTTACCATTTCACGCACGTCTGATCCTACAAACTACCACATGCACGGCGTGGTGACGAGCTACAACTCGAGCACTGGCGCGCTAGTCGTTGACGTAAAGAACCACACGGGCACCGGCACCTTTTCAGCTTGGACCGTCAACGTGGGCGGCGTTACCCCTGTCACCTCGACAACTTGGGGCGCCATTACTGGCACGCTATCGGCGCAGACCGATCTGCAGACGGCCCTTGACGCAAAAATCCCCGACGCTCCTTCCGACGGCTCCTACTACATGCGCAAGGACGCAGCCTGGGACGCCGTAACCATTTACTGATAAACCTATGCCCCTCTCTCTTTATTCCAAGGACTCCACGGACGCCCTGCTGGCCGACAAGCTCGACCTGGCTGGCGGCACTATGACCGGCGGCCTGACGCTATCGGCCACGGGTATCATCTTCTCCGACTCGACGACCATGACTACCGCCCCGGCTGGCGGAGCTCTCGCGGCTGACCAGTTAACCGATGGCGTGGTGGCCGTCAACCCGACCGCTGGACCGACGACTGCGGGCGACGTGCTACAGTACGACGGCACCGTCCTGATCTGGACGCCCGGCGCCGGTGGCTCTTTCCTTCCCTTGGCTGGTGGGGCTATGGACGCCGACGCCGAGGTCACGCTTTCGGACACCTCCAACCACGACAGCGAGCTGGCTGGCTGGGGCCTTGGCGTGCAACTGACCAACGACCACGCGCAAGGCACAACGGTCGAATACAACGGCCTCGACGTTTACGACTCGGCGGGCCACATGCATGTCAATCCGACCGGGCTGACCTTCCCCGACGCAACGACGCAGACCACGGCTGGCTATCCGAACACAAACCCAGACGGCTTCCAGACCTCCACCGACGTCTCGACCTATGTCACGGGCTTGGGCTACCAGACTGCCGGCGACGTCTCGACCTATGTCGGCGCAAACGCTTACCCGCTTTCCGGAAATCCCTCCGGCTTTTTGACCAGCGTGCCGGGCAAGTCCGTCTACAATGTTACGAGCAACGCATACACTTTGGTTTCAGGCGACGCCAACAACATTGTCTACGTCGGCCCTGGCACTTCCGGCGGCTTTCCCCCTGTCGACATTTCCGTCCCTGATGACGCAACTTATTCTTTTTCTGTTGGGACGGTTATCCTAGTCGTGGTCAACAACCAAACCGGCGCTTCTGACGTTAACGTCATCCCGCTTGGAATGTCCGCACCGACCATTCTCGGAACAGTTCAAATCCCGTCGGCGTCGACTAGCGGCATAATGCAACTAATCAAAGTAGGCGCAGACCTTTGGATCTGTGGGAAACTTTCCTAACCTATGGCCTTCTATCTCTGCTCCTGTGCCTTTTGCTTCATCTGCGGCGCCGTCGGTGGTGCCCTGCTCTACCGCAACAACGTCGCCAAGCTCCAGGCTAAGGAGTCGGAAGGCCGCAAACTGCTCGACGCGCTGAAAGGCAAGTGACCGTAAAACGGTCTAGACCAAAATACGATGCGCCTGATTTTGGTAACCCTCCTCTTCTCGGCCTGCGCTACTTCGCCAGACACCCAGGGCACTGGGACGGCCACGCCGCCGGCGGATAACTTCGCCAAGGTCGGCCAGCAGATTGATAAGGCCGACGCCCGGGTCGCTGCGGCCGTGACCGTGGCCCGCGAGAACGCTGACAAGCCCGCCGTCGTTAAGGCCGAGACGGGGGTGGCCCTCTCTTACCTCCCGCCCCCTACCCCTGACGCCCTGGCCTATGCCCGCAACCGCGTAACCCGTGCCAACGCCGAAGAGTACAAGCTGGCCGAGGACGCAGGCCGCAAACTACTGGCCGTCATCGACGCCAACTGGAACAAGGCCGAGCAAGACGCCGCCAAGAACAAGGCCGCGCTCGACGCCGCGAACAAGCAGATCACGGCGCTGAAGACCGAGGTCGAGCAGGTCCGCACGGAAGGGGTCCGCAACGCTTTCGCCGTGGCCGCTGGGGTTTGCTTCCTCGCCGCCCTGGCTATGGCGCTCCTCGGGCAATACATCCGGGCTGGCGTGGCCTTCGCGGTCGGCGCCGGCGTTGGCGGTCTGCCCTTCCTATTCTCGTCTCCTTACTTCCTGCCGTCTGTCGGCGGGCTTGTGCTCCTGGTCGTGCTGCTGGTGTGGCTACACTTCCGCAAACCCGCTTGCCCCGATGCCCCGCAAGAAAGCAAAGAAGGTTAAGGTTATCTGGCGGGCTTTGGGAAAAGAGCAGGCTGGGGGTCAGGCCCATACTGATCCTGACAACCCCGTCATCGAGATTGACCCCAGGCTATCTCCACGCCGCGAGCTCGAGACTCTGGCACATGAGGCCCTGCACATCGCCCTGCCACATCTAACTGCTCACCCGCTGAAGAGCAAAGAGTACCGCAAAGGCGAGGCTGAGATAGACCGCATTGGCAAGGTCGTGAGCAAGGTGCTTTGGCAAGAAAACTACCGCCGCGTACTGCAGGGCAAGCACACCACCCCCGTACGCATCTCATGAGCGCTTCACCATTAAGCCCCGAGGACATTTCCCCCGAGGTCAAGCAGGGAGCCCTGGCTGGCCTTCTCGGGATGATGGGCATGGCCGTGAAGATTATCCTGACCGACGAGAAGCTCACGGTGGGCAAGGTGCTCACGCGGCTGTTTGTCGCAATGGTCGTGGCTGTCCTGTCCGGCTTTGCCTTAGACAGTTACATCGAGAATAAGAAGATGCTCTGGGCTCTCAACGGTCTCTCCGGGTACATGGCGCTAGAGGTGACCGCCTGGGCCGAGGGAGTCGTGAAGGCCCGCCTGTCCGGCGAGCTGAACAAAGCCCAGAAGGCCGCCGGCCTCAAATCCGCCAAACCCAAACCCCGTGGAGCCAAACCGAAAGCCCGTCGTTGATACCAACCTGCTCTGGGCGGTGGCCATCCTGACCATCGCGTCGGGCTTGACTGCGTTGGCCACGGCTTGGATTTGCGAGCAGGTGCTTGCGGCCTTTCGCGACTCGCACGCTTTCGCCGCCCTGCTGACCAAGGACGCGGTGATCCTCGACGACAAGAACACCGAGACTCAGCTGCGCATGTCCACCGCGGCGCTCAAGGTTGTGCGCGACTTGGCCACCTGCCTGGCAATCGGGTGCGCTGGAGTGGGGGTTGCCCTAGGGGTGCGGGTATTCGGTCGGTCTGACGGTCAAGACGCCTCCTAGGGCAAGCCAGAGGGCTCTATCGGCCTATCCCCGGGCACATGTCGACCGCCACTTGTGTCAAAAGACCCAGCTTGGCAACTTGGCAAAAGATTGGTGTTGACCCATTGGCAAAGGTGTTGCCTACTCATCCCCGTACCCAACACACCAAGCCATG